TTCAGAAAAGTATCCTAAGTTTAATATTAAAGGGTGCTCAGAGTTTTTAGAAGGTTACGGTCAAAAGTACACTATGCCCGATAAGGATAGTGAATTGAGTGCTTATCTAAAACCCGAAAATTTTGAGTTTTTGAAACGATTTAGTGTGTGGCATGCCGATTTAGGTGCGCATGTAGGAGCTTTATTAGATTCGAGTATAATGAAGTCCTTACATTGCTATTTGCGGCCTAAGAATGCGCCTTTAACTCCAAAGGAAGCATGTGCGACCAATATAGATGGTGCTTTACGGGAGTGGTTTAATCACGGTGAAGATGTTTATGAAATGCGTAGGAAACAAATGAGAGAAGTCGCTGCTATGGCTGGCATAACTCATATGTGTACTATGTTGGATGAGACATATAATGATCGTGTATTAAACTGGCGAGGAACATATATTGGTGAAGTCTAACTCCGACTATAAACGAGTGCCAGTTTCAAATCTGAGGCCAGCAAAATTGACTTGTGTAATTGGATTACCCCAATTTGTGTATTTGTATGTTTAAAAACTGTTGGAGGCTATATACATTAAAATACGTGTAGAGGACATTCCGTAAATATACAGCTCACCCATATTGGATAGGAATGGTGTTGAGTAAATAAATATTTATCCACTAGTAAATATATTAGGAACAACAGAACTAACGACCACGTTTATCGTTCTTTAGAAATGGAGACTATAAACGAGGACCGGGAAAGTCAGAGTGATCTTGACAGGTCACGTCACGGAGACAGAGTGATAAGCTCTGCTGACATGAGAAAGTTATACAGGAATATATCATTATTACGGTACAATGATATAGCGAGGGAATTAGCAAATGAGACAGATTTTAAACCACAGTCAGGTACTACAGCTGACGTGAGTATTATGAAACTTGCTAATGATACTGGTCATCAGAATGTTGATTTTGGTGATCAAATGGACCCATATATGTATGCAGTTGAAGAAACTATTGATCCAACACGTAAGTTAATGGATTCAGATGATGCTTCGCTGGCAAATTTTCTTTCTCGTCCAGTTAAAATTGGTGAATATGAATGGGGAACAGGTACGTCTTTGTTCGCAACATTAAATCCTTGGCAGTTATATTTGCAAAATGCTAGGGTGATTAATCGTGTGAATAATTTCAATTTGCTTCGTGCAAAATTGAATGTTAAGATAGTTATTAATGGTAATGGATTTTTGTA